ATAATTTAAATAATTTTAAATATTATTTAAATTATAATATTAAACGGCGTTAAGCGTTAATTATTTATAGAAAACAATATAGAGCAAATTTTATAAATTATATAGGTTTTTTTTTGGACCTAACTATAATTTTTATAATTTTTATAATTTTTATAATTTTTATAATTTATATTATAATTTATATTATAATTAATATTATAAATTATATATTATATTATTAATAATGAGTGTAACTATTGATGATGATGTTTATAATATAAAGCTAGCTAATTTTGATAAACAAAATTTTATAAATAGTGAAATTTCAAATAGAAATATTCCATCGGGTGGATTAACTATGAATTTTTCATTTAGGCCAGTAAATACTAAATATACATTTATGCCGACGGTTGCTCCGTTAACAAAATCAGTAGAACCTATATTAAATTATACTAATTATGATACTAGTTCTGTTTTCTTTCCAGGAACTAGAAAAATGCATTACTGCGGATTTGCTTCTAATATAGATCGAGAGTCTACTTTGAGAAATCAATTCTTTGCTCTCCAAAAAGCGGATCAAAAAGATTATATTCCACCTAGCACTAGTGATTTATATGAAAACAATATAAATTTTATTACAAATAATGAAAATTTAGATGGCCATTTATTATTTAGAGAACAGCAATTTCAAGACTTTAATCCAAATAGATTTTCAACAATTGGAAACGAGTTATTTAATAATTCGACACGAGTTCAATTAAAAAATATAAAATAAATTTATAATAAAATGATTAAAAATAGAACAAAATTAAAAAAAAAAAAAGAAAAAAAAGAAAATAAAGAAAGTAAAGAAAGTAAAAAAAAAACAAAACAATTAAAAGTGGTAAGTATAGATTTGATTGAAGAGCAAGAACAAGAGCAAGAAAAAAAAGAAATAAAAGAAGAAAAAGAAGAAAAAGAAGAAAAAGAAGAAAAAAAAATAATAGAAGAAAAAAAAGAAAAAACCGAACTACTTATTAATAATATAGACTTACGTTATTTTGCTAATCAAAACATTAACCCATCTTTTAAAACAAATAAATTAGAGCAATTACTAAGCAACAATTATTTATTAAAAGATATTTACGCTAATATAGAAGAAAACATAACCACTTACAAAGAACATATAATTAAATATAATACAACAACTTTAGAAAAAATTATAGAAAATAATGATGATGCTAAAATAGCAAGTGGAGAGAAATACAAACTCTATTATTTGTTATATGTATTAAATTTAATAGCTTATTTAAAAGAAAAAAAGATAAAAAACTCTATAAAAGAAGAACTTAAAGACTTTAACAATAATAACAATTATTGCGACGACGCCTCTTTAAATGATTTCAATATATATAATACAACACTAGATAGTATGTGTGCTAAAAAACACATAACAAATTTAGATTTATTTGTTGTTAGAAAAAGCTCAAATACTAAAAGAAAAATACTTCCACAAAAACGCAGTTAAAAATTTATTTTATATTTATATATTAAATAATAAATATAAAATAATATGTATAATACATTTAAAAAACTTAGTCGCAAATTTAAAAAAATTACGCGTAAATTTCGCAAACTTAAATGCTCTCCATATCAAACAAAATATGTAGATAGTGAATTAAAACATTATACATGCTATACGCGTAATAATTTAGAATTATTTAAAAATGTATGGAATGCTAATAATAATGACAAAATTTTGACTAATAATAGTAAAGAAATATGGGATTTTTTCAAGCAAAAATTAAATAGGCAATGTTACGATGAATTATGTTGGTTAGAAAAAACGCCATTAAGTAAAGTTAATAATAAAGAATTATTAATAAAAGAAATATTTAAGCCATTTTCTCCTCATAGTTGGTCGTCAAAACCCAATACTTGGCTCTCGAGTGTTGATATAACTAAAATAATGAAACAATATGAAAAATCTCATAAATATTTTAAGTTTATAGGCCCGTCTCCTATTGATTTTGATGCTAAAGAAATGTTTTCTACTTGCGTGTGGGAGCAATTATGTAACTTTAATTTAGAAAACCATATTAAAAATAAGATTAACAAAATAGGAGTAATATTTAACACTGATCCTCATAATAAACCTGGAAAACATTGGATATCTTTATTTATTGATTTGACTAAAAAGTTCATTTTTTATTTTGATAGTAATGGAACAAGAATGCCAAAACAAATTAAAGTATTAATAAACAGAATAGTAGATCAAGCACATAATTTAAATATTCAATTAACAGTAGATGATAATGAAGGTTTTACTCATCAATATGGCGATGGACAATGTGGTATGTATGCGCTATATTTTATAATAGAATTATTACAAGAAAATAAAAATTATAGTTATTTTAAAAATACACGCATAAAAGACAGCACAATGAAAAAATATAGAAAAAAATATTATAATGAGGCGAACATAAAAATGAATTCAGTATTTAATGATTAGCTATTAATAGCTATTAATTGGATTATAAAAAAACATTTTTATTGTAAAAGCGTCACTATTTTGTCATAATATGTTTTATCGATTTCGCAACCTTTAAATAGTCGTTTAGTGTTTTTACAAGCTAGCGCAGTTGTTCCAGAGCCTAAAAATGTATCTAATATTGTATCGCCTTCATTTGAATGTTTTTTAATGAGTTCTTCAAATAGCGCTTAACTCTTTTGCGTAGGATGAAACCTATTTTTACCGCCTTGTAACGGATAACTATAAATGCCGTTGTCATAACTGCTATTAAATGTTGGATTGCTGTCTTTAACACCTAATAGTGCGATCTCTCTTGTATTAGTTAAATAATTGACTTTACTTTTTGAATTATAATTTGTAATTCCTTGTTGCTCACATTGTAGCATAAGCTCTGCTTTAGTTAATTTTGCTAACTCCATAACTTGGCTATAATGCATTACTTAATAGTTGTATATTAATTATTCAATTTTTAAATTTTTAATAATTAATATGTTATATTATTAAGACAAATTTGTATGTGTATGCGTAATGTTCCATAATTTTTCTAAGCTCCATATAGGAGTGCGCTTATTTAGCGCCCATAATGAAATGCGATTTACATAATGGCGACAATCGTTAATACCTAATATATATTTTTTATGTATAGTTTTTTCAAATAGTTCCACTTCTTCCAACGATTTGCTGGTTTCACCCCAATATATGGTTTTATTTGGAACATTTTCGGGTATATAAAATCTATATAGCTTATCAAGAAATGTTTGTTGTTTATTTGAAACAATTATTCTATTAACATTAGCATCATTAGCATCATTATTTATATTAATAGTATTAATTGTTTTATAATCGCATTTATTTGATTCGCAAAAAGGGCGATAATCGTATCTTAATATACTATTGTTATTTTTAAAACTTATTCCAATATGATATAAATTGAAGTCATCATTAAATCGTTCCAAATGTAAATGAACCTGAGTTTTAGGAGTATTTAGTGGCATACAAAAAAACGAGGCTTTATGAATTCCTAAAAATAGCAGTGCTAATTTAAGCATTAATGTTTTATATAAAATAATACATTATATTTTTATATAAATTATAAATTAAAGTGTTAATTTTGTAGTATATTATATGGCAAAATTAAATAGTAATGCAAATTTAAATAGTAATACAAATTTAAATAGCAACGCAAGTTTTATAACAAGTAAAGAAAATAAAGAAGTTTTATGGAATGTGTTATATAACAATAAAGTATTTAATAATATACCCGAATCCAATTTTAATAATATTCAAATGTTATTCGAAAAAACAATACTAAAAAGTTTAGATGAAAACAGAGAGCTTTCCACTAATACTATTAGCGACCCTAAAAATATTATTGCTATAAATAAAATTATATTGCAAAATATGATAACAACTATAGCTAATTATAAAAAATCATTATTAACTCCGGTTGAAATAAAAGAAACGTTAAAAGCCGAAAAACTAGAAGAATTTGATAAAGAACTTAGTGCTAAAAAGGTAAGTTTTAGTGAGCTTATAACATTGAAAAAGCCCGAAGTAATAGATTTTAGCGATGTTAAAGAAGATGAACCCTTGTCTAGTAATAATATGAATGAGCTATTAGAAAAAATACAAAAAGAACGGGCTATTACTTTTCCTCCTCCTCCTATTGAAGTAGTCGATTTAAACACGGGCTTGCTTATGGAAAAAGAAAAAGAACTAGAAGAAATCTCTCAATTTAATGCCAACAATTCTTTAAAAAACATTAACTCTAGCAATATAGACTATGAACTGCATAGTAAAATAGATAAGTTGTCTGTCCAGTTAAAAGAACTATTAGCTAACCAAATGCTAATAATGGAGAAATTGAATACTATTTAAAGAGAGAATGATTAATATATATTAAAAATATTCCTTAACGAGGTCAACATTGCATTATAATAATCAATACCAAGTTTACGAGCTTCCTCTATTATAGATGCTTCATCCCTGAAACTAGTTTCTTCATAAAGTTGG